AGTCCTGAGAGTCTTGCTCAATTTCAAAATTTGTCGTTTGCTTCTTCTTCACCTTTTGGGTATATATATGATTTGGATGTGGCATACCAGAGTTTTATGACAGGACTCAATGCAACAACGACAAATTTCAAAATTACGCTCGACATGACAACGCTCGGACAGCATGCTGATGTTTTTCGTGGTGTGAGTTCGAGCTCAATGACGGTGTTTGATGTATGCTGGGTGAATAGAGAAATGGGAGAACTTCCTGCGAATTCATTCAGAGACACATTCCTTCCGATGATCGTATACATGATGTGGATAGGTTTAGGATGGCTATTTTACTCAGTAGCACACCGTATATGGTAACAACAGGACTCATCAACTTCGGCTATCTTATCGTGGCGTGGGTGCTCTCGCTCCTTCCGGCATATACAGGATTTCCCACGCCACTTCAAAATGCAATTACATGGATAGGAGGGACGGGGGCGGGACTCTCTTGCATCGTCCCTGTGGACACATACAGAGCACAAATCGTCATCATCGTATATCTTGCCGTGATCCTTCTTGGTATTCGCTTCTTCGCTTGGATATTCAACCGGGAAATGAAACACCCTGACGGAAAAAGCGCATGATCAGTCTCGTTGCAGGGCTTCCAGGTGAGGGAAAATCCCTCACGACGTCGATGCAAATTCGGGAGGATTTAGACAGGGGCATCAACGTATACACAAGTCTCCATTTGAACGAAACACGGCCCAATTATCACTATTTTGAGGTAAAAGACTGGGAGGTGATCCTTGGGCTTCAAGATGGGATTGTGTACATGGAAGAGGCGCAATTTATTCTCGACGCACGTCAATGGGCTGTTCTTCCTGTCGAATTTCGTGTGCTCCTTCAGAAAGGACGCCACGAAGGACTAGATTTTGTCATCATCACCCAACACATCATGCAAATTGACGTGTCGGCTCGACGACTTATCATGCAGGCGCGGACAGTCAAAAAATTACTCTCCATTAAAAAATGGAACTTCGGTATTTTTGTCTCCTTCGATGCGAACATTCTCGGAGACAACGAAGTACAAATCGAAAGCATATTCCCAGACATCAAATTCGCAACAAAGGCAGACTGGGAATACTACAATTCATACGCACTACGAAGCATTAAACCCCCTCCCATCAAGCAAGAATGTGCTTGTGGGAGAATGCATCGTATAGATAAGGATCACCTGGACACCCCCGTACAAATTACGGCGTTGCATGAACCGCAACCCATCCACAGAATCGTCGTCACTCACGACTCGACTCCCGTCGAAGATAGAGAAAAAGACACGCTCTCGCTCATTCGTCAATAAGAATTGACAAAGAGTCTTTTTCGTGTCTGTGGATAAGATGTGGATAAATTACCCAGTTATCCACAGTTTTGCAAAATTTGACACGGGGGTGTACGCTAAATGCGCTGTCGTTTTCGCACCAAAGCGACAAACGGCGAGCGCTTTATCGTGGTGCAAATTCTATGCCCACGAGAGGGATTCGTATGAATGGGGCCCCGGAGATTGAAAGGCACGCGCTAGCGCGTGCCTTTCATCTATCTGCACCGCTTCGCGGTGCTCTACTTGCATTACGACGCGCAAGGGGCGCAAGCGCCCCGCGCGATCGCGCGCAAGCGCGCCACTCACGCGGGAACGCTTCCCCCCTCGCTCGCGGACTCGCGTTCCCCCTAACGCATCAGAATGAGCAAGGGGGAAAATGCCCTTGTAAAAAAAAAGAGAATGTGAAAGAATAGATGCATGATTATCAAAGGAATTTTTCTCGGGATTAGTGCGGAATCTTTTAAGAATAAGGAGACAGGAGAAACGGTGCAGTATTCGCGGTTGCATGTGTTCGACGCTCATGCACATGAGTATTACAAGCTCCCAATTCGCGGGGACATTGCAGAAAGAAAGGAGGACATCGAACTCTATACGGAAATCGATATTCCGGTAAGTCAACGAGACACAAAATCAGGAGGAAAGGAACTTGCCGTCGTGCAATGGGATTAAATTATGAGATACAGACGTGGAACGATGAGCGGAAAGAAAGGGCGAAGAAGCTATTCGCGTGCGAATAGAAGTTCTCGCAAACGTTTGCGTTCCCGTTCTTCTAACTACTGGTAGGCTTCGTGCCTACAGTGGACATCCTGCAACGGGCATAGAAACGTATACTCTATTACCGATTCGCAAGAAGATTGTAATATTCAGGATGTCCACTGTGAGTATGAAAATATGGAAAATCAAAACTGTTGCACTACTCCGGAATGTTGTTTTTGGCACGCTGTTATTTGGCCTTTCAGCAAATATTGCATTTGGTGCGGTGACGTATGATGGATCACAATACTTCAATACCGCAACCAATTCGTATACGGCATCCGGAGACATTTTGTATGTCTCCGTTGAAAACAGTACAACCGATGATTGTACTGTTGAGTATGATGGCGTAAGTCTCACAAAATCAGGAAGCAGTGTATACATTGCGACAGCAGATGCATACATTTCACAACATTACCTTGCGAATCCCCCAGCAGGTTCCCATACACTTGCAGTAACATGCACAGACTTTGCAGATACGTATGCGGTTTCATTTACAGGAGGAAATTCTGTAGAGTCTCCGAGCACAAATGCCGGAACACCCGGGGATGGACTCATTTCTGATACATATACAATCTCAAACGATGGCTCAATCGCAATCAGTGCAAGTGCAGGACGTTTTGGACCACATGAGCTCATCCCAAACGCAGGGATTACGAACGATATCAGTAATGCAGGAGGACAACATGGAATAGGATACTCTGCCGTTGATATTGTTGATTCTCCCTTTACGATGACATGGGAGAATACAACGGTAAGCGTGGAAACTTCCATGTTGGGTTTGGTGATCGTTCCATGCTCCGGAAGTTGCGGGGGTGCAACTTCCACAACGGCTACGACGACCATAGAATTGCAAGATATACACTATGACCTACTATGGATGCTGTGGTTCTTTGTTTTCGCTTGCTCTTTCCTTTGGTTCGAGCGATACTATAAAACATGAATGGATTTATCACAGCACTCAATACAGTACTAGGAACAACCACAGAAATGATTCAATCCATCGGAGGGAAAGGAGTTGTCATCACGCTCGCTATGCTTACTGTTGCTGTCGTCATTATTTTCATCCGAATCGGATGGAGGAAAGGACTAAATGCTATGGAGGGTAAAATATCTTCTGCTGATTGGGAAAAATATGGAGGTGACATAGACTATTTCGACGGAGCGTATCACGACCAAATGGGAGGAAAATTCAAAACACGATATCAGGCATTACAAAGTGCCAAAAACATTGACCAATTAGGATTATAAGAATATTCTATATCTATGACCGACGAATTCTACATGGTTGCCCACGGGTCAATCGCAATTTTCGGAAGCATTGGAATTGTCATCGCATGGGCAACCATGACTCGATGGATACTCCAAATGTTTGAGAAGATGATAAATGTGATGGACGTCGGTCATTTCCCCGAACGAAGCTATGATTAGTCAAATCACAACTATCATTCTCGGAATCGCTTTCGGTTCTTTAAGTGCGTTGGTGGCTGTTGCCGTCAAACGCTATCTGACAGTAACCTGGCGAGCTTTTAACCACGAAAAATAACACACATGCTAACAGACTTTCTTAATGCACTCAATTCCGCAACCGGAACCACAACTGACATGATCGCGGCTCTCGGAGGGAAGGGGGTCGTCATCACGCTCGCTGTACTTGCTGTTGCTGTCGTCATTATTTTCATCCGAATCGGATGGAGAAAGGGACTCAAAGCAATGTCAGGCAGGGGATAATACCCGCCGTACTCTTCGCGAGTACGGTCTACAACCCCACCCGGGAAAGTTAAAAGGGGGTTGTGGACTGTGCTCACGAAAACACTCATCGCAATAGGAATTTTCTTTTCGCTGTTTTCGTACGCATCAGCACAAAATTCCGTTCCAGCCTCATACCAATATCCAGGATCAGGAGATACAGACTATCCTTTCGGATTCGGAGTAGGAACAGAACATACCATCACACACACAGCGACAACGACACTTGCAGGAATAAATGCCATCAGTATTGCTAGTTGCGTATACTTACCCACGGGAGGTGGAAACGTATACCTGGAAGTCTGGTACAACGGAACAACAACGCCCTACTCGCAAGTTGCATCGTCTTCGCTTGCGCTCTCAAATTTCTATACATGCACCGGAGGAATTCCCATTTCAGATGCTAGTTCCTCCGTAACCTTTTTGCTCAATACACCCGTCAATGCAACGCTAGGAGACTCCCTCTATTTCAAATTCAGGGTTACAGGAGGTGCAACAAGTGTGTATTTCGCATACGAAAACAAGACACCTGCAAGCGCATTCGTCGGATTTCTGAATGGGAATGTTCCATACGTGTACAGTGGGAAATACATCAGCGCATTCATGAAGTTGAATTCAGGATATTACCCGTATTCAACTTCATGGACGGACTTGGTGAATGCGTCACTCGGAAATACCTGCGACGGTATTTTCGAATGCGCATTCGCATGGGCTTTTGCCCCAAGTCCTGAGAGTCTTGCTCAATTTCAAAATTTGTCGTTTGCTTCTTCTTCACCTTTTGGGTATATATATGATTTGGATGTGGCATACCAGAGTTTTATGACAGGACTCAATGCAACAACGA